TGTATATTGGTTATATTGTAATGCGACAGGAGTTAAATTGATGCCGACATTCTTATTAAAATTAGCAAACGCATTCACAAGCAAACAAAATTATATCAGGGCACTTGATACTATCTGTGCGGAGCAAGGCACTATTAGTGATGATAATAATAATTGGGTTGATAAACATAGTGGTTATATTATCAAGAACATTGATTTTTCCAGCGACGAGGGTTACGATGAGGCAGGATTCAAATTAAATACCAACGCAGTAATGGGTAATGAGTATAATATTAAATTTGATGAAACTAACGCACCCAAAGATAAGACATACGAAGATACGACCAAAGGTATGATTACAAGGGTAATTCACAATATGTGCAGTCAAATGGAAATTGATATAGAACCACAATACGAATTTATAATTAATTCTGTTATTAATAAACTAAAAACAAATATGAAATCTAAGGAAGAGTATGAAAAGGCTCAACTCAAAGCAGCGAATAAAAAGGACGGCAAATCTAAAAAAGTTGTTTCATACGAGGATATGCATAATCAAATACTTGTATATTTAACATTATCGTATTTAATTGTTTCTATTCAAATTAACATTCCAAGCGTGTCTACAAGAAAGGTATTTCCAAGTTGTATTAAGTCATTTTCAGGATATCCTATGGATGGTGACCAAGATAAAACGACAGTTGTATATATTGCCTGTGTAACAAAGAAAACAGCAGACAATATTAAACCATGGGACGCCATAATGAAACTGTCAGCCGATAAAATAGCCAAAAATTTAGAATCATACATTGATATGCATGTCTTGAAAGATAGTGCGGTGATTGATTTAATCGCTGCAAAGAAGGAATATTTACTACTGAATAAAGATGAACCTATACCAGAGGCTGTATCAGTTGGAAAATGGCATCAATTTTTACCACCATTAAATGATATTAAAATTTCTAAAACTAACAGTATGCCATTAGGAGAGACATTTGAGAATGATTTAACCGACGCATACAAGAAAGGCAAAAAGAATAATATGTTAGAAACATTATTAGGCAAAAATATTTATTTGAGTAATTCTATTATTGAAAGCATTCAAGCTGTAGTAAATACTAAAGCGGCCTTGTTAACAAATTCGGCAGGTGAACCTTTTTTGGAAAGTGCTTGTTGCGATGAAAGCATAAATGCGATTGAATACTTTATGGGTAAAGATAAAACTATTGCTGAAAATAATAACTTAATCAAGAATTATAACAACGTTATTGAAAAAATCAATAACTTAAACTCACCGTCTATTTTGTATCACGCAGAGAACACAAAAATTATATTGCCTAAAATAAAATCTGGGTACAACGACGAAACCATTTACAAGGCTTTCATATATTATTGTAATTTCAATAATCAATTACCTATGGACGATGAATTGAAAAACGTATGTGCGTATAAACCAATTGAATATGATGGTACAAAAGACACCGCTGATATTATTGAACTACTGAAACAAGATGGTAAAATATACACCAAGGCCATGCTTGATGATTTACTACACATTATTAATAAACGAAATATTGTTATTGTTGACGCCAATTACCCAATAATAAATTATGTGGAAAAATTAAGAAACGTAGTTAAAAAATATAATACCGTCGATAGTGTTGACGATAATCTATTTCAAAAATTAGAGACATTATTAGACACATTTGATATTAAGAAGGAAGATACCGAAGAGCTTGATGATATTAAAAATTATCTGTCTCGTGCGAACAACATAATGAAGAAGAATGTTATGGAATTTGTGAGAAAGTCGCCCGACATAAACAAATCTTTCCGTGATAACATGGAAAAAATATTGAATTTTGAAATAAACACTAATACAAGCGAGTTTTATGAGAATTATCTATACAATCTGCTTAATATATTCCCAAATATCATTTTGAATAAAAATATGAATGTTAAAAAAATCCCTGCTCATTGGTTATTATCTGATGTACACAGCACGGATATAGTTAATATATTAGATAAATACTACAAAAACCTTAATTCGTTTTCTAACAAACCTGGTTTAGAGTTAGCGTTCAAATTAATTAAAAACAAATACGCAATATTCTTGAAATTGATTAAAATCATCAAATATAATTCGCCTGTAAAGGTAAGTAATGGAACCGATTATAGTGAAATACCAAGCATCTTTGATAAGGAATTCATCACATATATCTATTCCTACTTTTTCTACAGTATTATTAATGAATACATTCAAATTACAAAAGACGATGAGTTTAAATCGCAGATACAGGAGACGCCTGATTATGATGAAGAGGAGGTTAATAAAAATATCATAAATTACATATTTGAGTTTTTAAATATAATGAATAATCACTCTACCTTAATTAGCAATTCATATGCGAAAATTAAGGATAAAATCTTGCAGACAAAGGCGAAAGAAAAAAATTCACTTACAGATCATTTGAAAGATTTAACAGACGAGGAAAGAGAAGTAAATAATTTATTCAAAAGCGGAAAATTAGGAGAGTGGGGGGTTGGCTTACAAAAAGGAGTGACCAAATACGTAAAAGAAAATTATGATGTAGAAAGAATGAAGATGGAAGCTCAGGCAATGAAGGAACGAAAATTAAATCAAACTGATAATGTAACCGATATGAATAAAGAAATTTACAAACTTGATTTAGAAGAAGAGGAGCAAACGTCGGCTGAAATAGACGCTGAGGAGTATAATATGAATAATATTCCTGACGACGATGATTTCAATAGCGACGAGGAGGATGGCGATTATTAGAGAGATTTATACAATATACTTCAAAAAATCAATATAATATTAATTGTAAATAAAATTATATTGAATTTATATGCTTATTCTGGATTATTTTTTAGAAATGCCTTATGTTTTATAGTATCAAAATGTCTTGCTTCATTCATTTTACTGGTAGAACAACCACAAACACAAATATAACTTTCAAGCCTCTTCGCATTTTTTGCCGCCAATTTTTCAGGATTGTCTTCCGCCCATTTTTTATTAGTCTCTGCTTCTTTCTTTTTATATTCTGGGTCTTCTCTTTTCTTATCCTTACATTTTTTATCCTGTTTTCTTTGATTTTCTTTTATTTCTTCAGGCGTTAGTCCTACATCATTCTTATTTAGTGTTGGCTTAAATATTTCTATATAATGTCCTTCCAGTTTTTCCGCTTCATCTTTATCTTTTAAATCAGCATATTCTAATATTTCAAATTGCCAATTATCAAATCCCCCGTTCTCTCTAATAAATTTATAAACCTTGCGATGAAATTCTTTTTTGCTACTATTCTTATTATTATTACATTTAGTCTTATGATTTGTTTGTCTTTTAACAAAGTTGGTAGCGTGTCCTATATAATCATCTTTAATATTTGGGTTCTTTGAATATAATCTATATATAACTGTGTTTGAATAATCAACCTTCTTTCTCTCTCTCTTTTTTTTCGTCATTTAATACTTTAATATGAAAAATTGTATTTAAATAATCAATTTTAATTTATTTAATTTAAAATACACATACATACAAACATAGGTCCTTTCCAACTCGTGCTGGACTCGGTAGTCATATGAAGACACACGCCACAACTAAAACAGATAAGGCAAAACCTCCTCCCAAAAAGAAACAAGCACCAGCCCCCAAAGAATGTGTGATAATTAACGCAGGCGATGATAGTAGTGACAGTGATTAGATACATACATACATAGACATACGCACAAACATCAACATACACGACATTTCAAAAACTAGTTGGAATAAAACATCGTCTAATCCACCCATACCCGACATAATATATACTACAAGTCCAGATACATAGACATCGTCTTCAAAATTAACACAATTATTTAAATTAATTTTGAAATTATTTAGAATTTAGTTTTAGGATTAGAGAGATTTATGTTTTTTGAATAAAAAAAATTGATTTAAAAAGGAAATTTAATTATATATGTAGAATTTATTACCAGAATCTCTGTAATGAATGCCGACCGTCTCGACCAAGCTGTCGAACATATGAAATTTACGGAACGACACGCCAGAGACGCAATCAAGGCTGCTGGGAGGGCAACAGATATAACTTCAATTGCGGCGGACGAAGCACGGCGTGTGCGTGGAACATCGCCGAGGGTAGAACCGCATCGGGAGGAACAGGTAATACGAGCACGAAAACAATACCTTGTAGCACGGGATATGAGTATTGAATTGGAAGCCGTTGCGATGATAGCGAAGAACGAAATGGACCTATGTATGCAAGTAGTCCAAAAAGCAGCAAAGGAAGAGATGTTGAATGCAACAGTAAGGACGGCAGCAGCGAGAGCATGGGCAGAGACTTGGGAAACACGAGTTCATGCTGAAGATACGGAAAGAGAGAAAAGGTCAGACGCACGAAAAGAACGAAGAGAAAGGCGGGCGTTGCGACGCACGAGAGAACTGGTTGATTAATACATAAAAACGATTACTTATCTATGTTTTTTTTCTATTAATTTGAAATAGAAAAAAAATTGATATGAATGGATTGGATATATATTATAATCAAATATACAATATGTTCTGGAACAGACGAAGGGCAATTGTATCGCCTGCCGAAGAGCCAATTGTCTCACCTACCGCAATTAACACCCTATGGAGGTCAATTAGTGTTGATATACCATTATGGCGTGAAATTGAAACTGATGAGGTTTCTACTATTGTATGGGAGAGACGGGTTGAAGCGGCATGGGTGGCGTCATTAGGTAGATCTGTCTCATGGGAGAGAAGGGTAGAGGAGGCTCGCTGTGCTACAAGACTGATGTCGTTGTCCGCCAACGACGGAATTGCCGAAAAAGAAAAACGGCGAGCAAGCATCAGCAACTTTATTATTCAAAACCCAGATAATACTTTCGATATAGTCATTAATCGTCCAACTTCTTCTTGTCCAGTCCCTCTATATGACACTGATGAAACGGTTATTATATCATGTATTAATTGTTGATGAGAGATTAATAAAATAATAACATAAATATATTAAAAAAATGGAGAGATTTATAAATATGATGCAGCGTGAAATTACTATAATCAACGGGACGATATGATTTATTATGTATGCAACTATGTTTGGGTTAATCTATGGATTCAATCGTGCCGGGGAAAATTACTTTAACTAATTTACGCTTACCTAATACTATAATCTCTCCAACTTTACCACCTTTATTTAATTTTTTTAATGTGCTATAAATTATTTTCGTATCTTTCAAATTAGAATACTTGCTTTTCTCCAAACACAGGGCAGCACCGTAATTTATGTAAGTTTCTATCTTCCCAACCGCTTTAATATCGTCAATCGTGGAATACATAATTACATATGGAGAAGCAAAACTATTCAAGTGAAACCATACATAATCCTCATTAATCTCCTTACTCGTATCAAACAAATTCCAGTTATCTTGAGCGTTCTCTCCAATAATAAATTTGACATCATTAAATTCATGCTGTTTCATTCAATAATTGATTATATCTAATAATATTACATATGATTATTTCTATCAATTTTAAAAATATTGGTTAAAAAATTAAAAATCATTGTATCTTCACTTATATTTAATTTTTTAATGCACCCCCACCCCCAGACCATAAACATTATCAACTACCCGCATTATAGAACGCTTTCACTTTTGGATTAGCACTAATTTTTGTGTAATCAAAACTCGATAGATATAATCCAGAAAGGCTCCGCACACGAGACAGAGCAACATATGTTTGACCGTATTCAAAGATATTTTTACCAATATTCATAATAGCAGCATCCAAAGATAATCCCTGTGATTTATGAATTGTAATAGCCCAAGCATAAATTAATGGAATTTGAGACACGGCTACATTCTTATTTACTTCAGAATTCCATACAAAATAATCCACTATAATAGGGTCCCTGATATTATTGAATTTAATCTCTGGTAATCCCCCTTTAAAACCAACCACTATACCCTGACTACCATTAGCCAATTGAATTTCACTTTCAAGCGAAATGTTTGCGATACACATTACATGCGTTCCAATCTTTAACTCTAATGCTGTATTCGCCATAATGTTATTCGCCAAGAATTCATAATCTGCCTTTAATGACGCATTACTATCAATCAATAGATTATTTACAGCACTTTCTACTGCTCCATCTTGCTTCCTTGAACCCTTTAAATATTTAATACCATACATTTTCTTCTCAACATCGTTGCTTAACATTTTATAAGCAGCAGCATTAATATTATCAGTGTCCTTCTTGTATGGCGAAATGATAGTCACCACATTCTCTTCTCTCACCTTATTAATCTCTGCCTCTGTAAATACACGCTTTTCCAGCGTCTCCCGTGTTGATTTGGTAATCCTGCCCTCCCGAACATACTTTAATACTTTCAAGAACTCCTTTTCGTCTTGTCTAAAAATTGATTTCAGCAAGATTTGATTATCTGCTGGGAATAATTGATTCCATAGTGGGTCTTCAAAGCAAAACATACTTGACTCCTTATCACCGTCATTTGATTTAATAGGTGGTAGTTGATAAAAGTCGCCCGAAAATATTACCTGTAATCCTCCAAACGGCGTATTCTCTTTCTTATAAATTTTACGAGCCATCTTATCCAAAATCAGTAAAATCTTCAACGACATCATACTTACTTCATCAATAATCAAACATTTCAAGTCATACCACTTCTTCAACTTGTATCTTTTTTCAAAGACATCTTCAACAACCGCATCAATACTCTTATTCGCCAAACCAATACCAGCAAATCTATGTAGTGTTGTTGCCTTACAATTCAGTAAAATACTCGCACAACCAGTTAAAGCACATACCTGTAGTTTGTAGTCATTCTCAACACTATCATTTACAATCGTTTTAATTAAGAATGATTTACCAGAACCTGCTGGTCCAGTCACAAATATATTCTCTCCATTTTTATATTTTTGGAAAATCAATTCTTGTTCCGCATTTAATTGACCGCTCATTATTATATATATTGTGTGTTATGAATATATATAATTATGTATTCATCCAAGCAATTTTTTAAATATAAAAAACATTTTATTTAATTTATGTTAGATGTGGAAAAAATTGAAAGAATTATTATATATATACATAATCATAACAAATAAAATACACATAATGACTACTCTCGACCTATTGATTACCCGCATTAATGCGATGGAAAAGCGAATGCGTGATATTACTGAAGTAGCGGAGCCAATCAAAGTCCAGCCCGAAGTAAAGCGTGCTATCCCAACGAAGAAACCTAAGGTTGTAATCGTTGAGCCCATCGCATACCCCCAAGAAGAACTGGTTGAAGAGCCAGTTGATACTGATGATAGCATCAGCGACACTAGTGAGAGCAGCGACAACAAGCCGACAACCAAAAAGAAGCGTATCACAGGATATACCGAATTTCAGCGTGTCATGCGTGATGATGCGGAACAGTCTATTTATGACGAAGCCGAAGTTAAGGAGGATGTAATGAACATTAACAAAAAGCCCAAGCAGTATTTGGTATTGAAGAGGCTTGCTATTATGTGGAAAGATGTTGAGCCAGAAGATAAAGCCATATGGCACGCCGCAGCAGCCAAGATTAATGGTAAGAATAAGAAAGCATAAATAGGTGGGGTGGTAAGGGCGGTGGTAAAAAATTAAAAAATCAAAAACTATTGCTTTTGATTTTTTAATTTTTTGTTGAATTTAAAAAAAATAAGTAAGAGACTAAATTATGTAAGTATATTATACTTACATAAAAGTATCCAAAAACCCCCAAAAACCCTCTTTTTGCGATTGTGATGCTATTACATAACAAATATATATTCTTTTTAAAACTGTGTTTTTTTTGTAATTTCAAAAGTAATATTTTTTTAAGGTTTTGGACAAAAATAAATGTCCAATATGTGAATCTGGTGACAAGAATGAAACTATAAATTATACAAATACTTAAATTTATGTTTTTTGCCCGATGACCCTGCTAAAATATTTTAATAATTTCTTATATTTTTGTAATAAATAATCTTATTTTTCAAAATTTTCTATTTTTGCGACTTTGGACATTTCCTACTTTGGAAATTTAGGAAATTGCAAAAGTTGCTTTTTTAAAATAATTTTCAAATTATAACCATTATTCATTATGTTTTATATAAATATAAATTATATTTGTTATGCAACAAAATTATTTCCTCGTTTGGAAATAAAAAAAATGCAAAAGTTGTTAAAAAAAAAACAATTTAAAGAGTATTTTATAATTCCATATAGGAAATGGAAAAAGTTGCGAAAGTTGCAAAAGAATACTTTTGTGAAAGTTGTAACTATAAAAGCAGCAATAAAACTAATTTTGAAAAACATTTAACAACTCTAAAACATAAAAAGCGAGTTTTGGAAATCTCGGGAAATGAAAAAGTCGCTGATGTCGTTGCTGAAAAAATAATTTGTGAAAATTGTGAAAGAGTTTTCAAAACTAATTCAGGACTTTGGAAACATAAAAATAAAAATCTCTGTAAAGAAGTTTCCAAAAATAATTCTGGTGTGTCTGCGGAATTTATAACCGAATTTATCTTAAAACAACAAGAGGCTAATAATGTGTTTATGAAAAAACAACAAGAGGCTAATGCTGTAATGATGAAAGATGCTGTTGTTAGTGTTGTGAAAGAAATGGCACCAAATTTAGGAAACAATAATACAACAAACAGCAACAATACTAATCAGTTTAACATTAATGTATTTTTGAATGAAGATTGTAAGCAAGCAATTAATATGAGTGATTTTATCAAATCTATTGAGGTGTCGTTAGAGCAATTAGATTTAACAAAAACAAAAGGATTAGAAAAAGGAATTACAAAAGTGATAATGGATAATATGAATAAGTTGAGCATATATGAACGACCATTACACTGCACCGACGCTAAACGGGAAACATTATATATAAAAGATAATGATAAATGGGAGAAAGATAATGATAGAACAAAAATTAAGGAAATTATTAAGAAGACGCAAAATAAGAATTATACAGCCTTAACAAATTGGACCAAAGAGAACCCCAAATTTATGCATGATGACGCCAAACAGATGTATTATGCGAAGGCGATGTCCCAAGTAGGTAAATCAATTGATGGTGTAGATGAAAAAATAATTAAACAGGTATGCAAACAAACATATGTAAAAGATGACTTGAATATGATTGAATAAATAGTATAATTTATATAAAAAAATTGATATAAATTTAACAACATATAACTATATCATATTAATATGGGCGAATGTTATATTTGTACCTTGGAAACCGATAAATTGAGTAATTGTAAATGTATTAATATGGTATTACACGAAGAATGCCAGTTGAGAATCATTAGATCTAACAGTAATAGTTTAAAATGTAAAGTATGCGATACTGACTATATAAATGTTGAATTGAAAACTATAACAACTAAGAGATTAAATTGTGAATTTTTCAAATATAGGGGCTTGCCGAGACATATATTTCAAGTAATTATCACAGGGGCACCAGGTGTAAGTGGATTCTGTTATTCATATAGCGCATTCAACGACCACCACTATGTAAAAGGTTTCGTTATGGGGGTATCAGCTATATATATCACGACAAGCCTGTGTTTTATAGGACTACTCTGTCGGTATATATACATAGAATTGAAGAAAGGGCTCTATATTATAGAAACATATGAGGTATTAAAAATTAAAAGCGAAGAGGAAATAAACTGTATTCCATAAATAGTATAATAAATATTAAAAAAATTGATATTTTTTTTAGAACATATAACTATATCATATCAATATGAGCGAATGTTATATTTGCACATTCGAAACAGATAAATTGAGTAATTGTAAATGTAATAATTTGGTATTACACGATGAATGCCAGTTAAGAATCGTTAGTTCTAACAATAATTGTATGAAATGTAAAGTATGTGATACAGATTATATAAATGTTGAATTAAAAATGATAGAAACCAAGAGATTAAATTGCGGATTTTGGATAAAGACAGATATATTAATAAATCTCACCAAAGGAATTGTACTATTAATACCAGGAATAGTCGGGCTATATTCTCTTAACCAACTACCTTTTATACGAGTAGTATCATTCTTAACATTTGGTATATCAATAGCCTTTGGTATATCAATAGCCTTTTGTGGTGCTGGATTGGCTTATACATATATTCTATGTCTTTGTATCGGTGAAGAATTAAATAATGGATTGTATATAGTAAATCAAGTGGAGGTATTAAAAATTAAAAGTGAAGATGACATAAACAGAATTACAGAAATAGTATGATATAATGTTAATTAATCCAATTGCTTATAAATTAGGTAGTTCTATATGTGGTGGGTTAGCAGTTCTACCACTTGATATTATACAGACAAATATGATGACTACTAAAAAGGTTGAATTTCATATGGAAGAATTTAAATGGTTATTATTAATGCCTATGGTTTTTCTATTACAAAACACAGCATATACCAGAACGGTGAGGTTAAACAATCATGCGGTAAGGGGAGTTATTGCTGGTGTAGTATCATCGCCTTTCTATATTTTTTTACAGGCAAAAAAATTTGAATCACGGTTTAAATTAATGCCTGATATGAGACCATTTATTTTATGGTTGACGTTGCGTCAAATGATATTATATGCCTCACTATACAGTATATATATGATGAATATCCCATATGCGAAATTTGTAGC